TGGTGGTAGTGATGCTCCTGGTGGTGATCGTCTTTGTTCATCAGTTGGTGGCAAATCCAATAAGTTTAAAAAGCCAGCCGCGTCTTTTCCAAATAGATCTGTTATTTTTTCTATTGCTGTTGCTGGTGCTTTTGCTGATGCTTTTGCCGGTGGTGATTGTAGTGGTGGTTTTGGTAGTATTGCTAGTGGTCTTGATTTTATTGTTTCTGCTGGAGGTGCTTCTGCTGGTGCTCCTGCTGGTGCTCGTGGTGGTGGTGGTGTTCCTTGTTTTAGTCCTTGTGTTCCTGTTGCTGCTGGTGGTGGTAGTGATGCTCCTGGTGGTGATCGTCTTTGTTCATCAGTTGGTGGTTGTGCTTCTGCTTGTGCTTCTGCTGGAGGTGTTGGTGGTCCAGGTATATCCCCATGCGCATCGCTATGATTCTCCACACTATTCTCTCCTGGTGTTGCTTGTTCTATTAATTCCATGCTTATCATTTTAGCATATTCTGTATTATTTAGTAATTTATTTTTTATAGTCTCAAAAGCATCAGTTAAAAAATCAGGATAAGTGACAGTAAACTTTTTCTCACGGCTATTATATGCTATGTTCATTGATTTATAACTTTTATCTTTATCTGGTTCAGGTTGACTATCTGATTTGGATGATTCTAATTTTTCGTCTATAGAGGTATAAAATGTATTTACCTTACTATCTATTTTTTTAAGTTCACTAAATAAAATGTTATCTAATAACATATTAACCAAGTGTTCATTAGTATCTTGATAAATAATATTACTCATACTAATTATATCTATAATTTGAAACAGCTCTGGTACAATATAGTTTAAACCATCACTAGTACTAGGAAAATATTTTTTAATATTTTTTAATAGTGTGTCATTAGTATATAACTTGCTTGCCTTTAATTCTTTATATGTTGTTAACTTATTTGATTCATTATTTTCCCCTTCGTCGTTCAATTTCTCTTTTATAGCTGGTTTTATTTTATCAAAAATAGTTTCTAGAGCATTATCTATGTCTTTGTCTTTATCAAAATTACTCATATATATATATATATATAAATAGCTAACTATTTAATTATTTACTTATTTATTTACTTATTTATTTACTTATTTACTTATTTACTTATTTATTTAAATAAGATATTCTTTTAAAGCACTTATAATATTTTTGCTAATTTTGCGTCCGCTTTCTAATTTAATATTTTCAAAATTAATATTGTTAGTTTTGAGAGAAGCCAATAAATTTTCCATAGTTTTAAACTCGCTCACTAATGCTAATGCGCTAACATTACTAATACCTGGTATCTGTTTTAACATAATAGTAAATATATTATCTTTGGTTATATGAGATTTTTTTGTAGATTTTAATGTAACACTATATTCTGGGTTTACTAAGTTAGTGCTAGTTAATGGTTGACAATAAAACCCTGGCTTATTTTCACGAATCAATTTGCCAGCAATAGCAAGTAATAAATCACACGTCTCAGTTTGATTTAATACATTAAAAACCGAAAAACCTTTATAATAATTGAGAGAAAATAAGGTTGAATATAATGTGCTCTTAAAATCCGCATTTTTATAGTTAATAATGGCTCCTTCCAATAAATATATTATGTTATGATTGTGTAGTGTTGTTTCATTTAGTCTAAAAGATTGCTCTTTATAGCGTCCATCTTTTATTGAAGACTCTAAGTCAGCTAACGATTTACGCTCTATTATTAATAACTCTTTACTATTAATTTCATCATAAAAAATATAATCCCCAATAGTCAAGTTCTTTTGAATAATGCTAATAGCAATATTAGACTGCTCTTTTAAAACACTTAGATTTGCTACTAATGATTTTGGTTCACGAGCATCTACTAATAATTGCATGGGCAAATAGTTTATAAATTACTTAAATAATTTATAAAATAATATTTATATTGTTTTAGCTACTGTTTAATTTAATTTAATAGCTTACCACGTCCTGTTTTATGATAAAAGTTAGAAGTTTCATATCCAATAAATTTAATACATAATTTTCCTTTGTCACATCTTTCACCATATGGTAAGTCTAACCCACAACCTTGGGCTCGTTCCTCGCTATTTAGTGATGCTCCTGTTTCCCAATTTACACCGTTTGCGGCAGTTCGCAAATATTTGTAGCTATTTATTCCTGTAACATTTGGTCTTACACCTACTGTTGGATTTAGTCCAGCCATTGAACCAAATTGGCATGTATTATTTGTATATAGATTGCTACCTAATCTACTAATTTTTTTACCAGGCATTTCTTTTATAATATAATAAAATATTAAAAATATAAAAAATATAAAAATATTAAAAAATATTAAAAAATATAAAAATATAAAAATATTTAAAAATATTTAAAAATATAAAAATATAAATAAAAATAAAAATAAAATAAAAATTAAAATTAAAATAAAAATTAAAATAAAAATAAAAATTGTCTTAAATAATAATGATTTAAAACTATAATAACTTATAATTTATAACTTAAGTGCTATGGTATTATATAATAATTGTTTATTAGACACTAATTCAGAACATGAAGACCAAGACGATAGTAATGAAGCGTTCAATAATTTATCTATTAATAACATCAAACTTGATAATGATATTATTAATAATAATGATGAACTAATATTTAATCCATATAATAATAACAATAAAGAAATTGTAACTGCGAATGTTCAAGAATTATTAGCAAGCTATGGAATTTTTACTAAACCATTTAATATTGAACTATATAAACGAGCATTTGTCCATAAATCATATACAAAACGTCCTAAATTAGAAAATTCAATGTCTAATGTTATTATTGCTACTAAACCAAATGATTGTTTACCATTAAAAACCAAATCCAATGAACGTCTAGAATTTCTGGGTGATGGAGTTTTAGAACTTATTACTAAATATTATTTATATAAACGATTTCCTAAAGCAGATGAAGGTTTTATGACAGAAAAAAAAATTGCCTTAGTTAAAAACGAACATATTGGTAAATTAGCGCTTGAAATGGGACTTCAAAAATATTATGTTATTTCAAGACATGCTGAAGAAAAAAACATTCGCAATAATTTAAAAAAATTAGGGTGTTTGTTTGAAGCATTTATTGGCGCAATTTTCCTTGACTATAATCGCATTTCTATTAAAGATGAATATGGGTGGTTTGAAAATGTATTTAAATGTGGGCCCGGACTACAAATGGCTCAAACTTTTGTTGAAAATGTCTTTGAAAAGCATGTAGACTGGACTAACTTAATTAATAATGATGATAATTATAAAAATAAACTACAAGTAATTATTCAAAAAGAGTTTAAAATTACACCTGACTATGTTGAACTAAAAACTCCTAAATTGGACGACGCCGATGATAATGATAGATATTATGTAATGGGTGTATATATTTGTTTCGGCCAAAATATTCATAATGCTAAAATTAGTGATGCTATTACGTTTGATAGTCTTGGTTCATTTAAGAGCATTCATGAGTTACTTGAAAAACAAGACAAATTATTAGTATTTTTGACTAAAGCCGAGCACAAAATTAAGAAAAAGGCTGAACAGTTAGCGTGCGACCAAGCTATTCAATTGTTTGAAAAACTGAGCTGATCTTTTAATATAGCGTTAATATATAACATTATGAATTTATGTAAATATAGAGATAGCTTTGGTAAAGTTGGAACAGGAGTTCATTCATTAAGATTATTTAATATTGCTGTAGTTGATACATTATTAACATTGGTGCTTGCTTATATTATAAATAGCTATTTGAAAAGTAATTTACTATTAATATTTTTTTTATTAATCATACTTTCAATAGTTATTCATAAAGCCTTTTGTGTACAAACTACCCTTACAAAAATGTTTTTTTCTTTTTAAACCTTTTCCTATTTTAAATGTGATTAGTTATTATAAGTATAATAACTATAAGTATAAGTAAAATATTAAATACACTTAATATATATTATTTAATTATATAATATATATAATAATGGCAAATGAAACTTTACAACAATTAAAAATTAAACCATTACCAAAAGCACAAGAACAATTTAATATTATATTAAATATACCCAAAGAAGGAGTTGCACCGCATATTATTGATAAAACATCAGAACAATTAATAAATAGAGACCAATTTTTTTCTACTATTCAAGAATATTTAGAAGTCGTACAAAAAGGTTATAAAAAACTTTCTAAAATAGCAAATAGTAAAGGCGAGGAAGTAGTAGACGCAATTAAAGACACAATTAAAGATCCAATGAATGACGACATAACAACTAGTAAAAAGGACCCGAAAAATAGTTTTAGTCAAATTGTAAAAACAAGTGCTAAACTTATTATTACTAATCCGAGTGAGCAGACTATTAAAAAATCTAAAATTAAACTTCCAAGCAAAGAGAGATTAACACCTAAACCAGGAACACAAGATTTAGACAAGGACAAGACTATAAAACAAGAAACAAAGGGTCACACTATTGATGAATCCTTAGTAATTCCCAAAGATTTACGTATTGGAAAAACGCTTTATTTAAATAGAATTCCTAAGCTAGAACCAAATATATTAATAAAAGCGCCTTCTTATTATTTGGATAATAGAGAGATGTTTATTAGTTTTATTAATTCGCTTTTTGAGCCTTTTAAGCAACAATTATTAAAAGAAGAGGCGCAATTAAAAGCAGGAAAGTCATCTGTTAGTTGTGATAGTTCAAGTTCTAATGACTTTTCTCTCTTAACTCATCAAAAAATTGTGCGAGATTATATAAATATATACACTCCTTATAGAGGATTATTATTATATCACGGTCTTGGTTCAGGCAAAACATGTTCTTCTATTGCAATTGCTGAAGGCATTAAAAATGAAAAACAAATTATGATAATGACTCCTGCGTCTTTAAGATCTAACTATATTGAAGAGTTAAAAAAATGTGGTGATTATTTATATAAAAAAAATCAATATTGGGAATTTATTAGCACAAAAACGCATCCACAATATGTCGAATATTTAAGCACCATTTTGAAGCTTCCGCAAGAATATCTTAAAACCAATGGTGGCGCATGGTTTATTAATATTAAAAAGCAACCAAACTATGATACATTGGATTTTGAAGATCAGCAAAAAATTAATAATCAATTGGACAAAATGATTTCCTATAAATATCAATTTATAAACTATAACGGCTTACGTAGTTCCCACTTAAATGGACTAACAAATGGTGGAACGCTTAATCCTTTTTCAAATAAAGTAATTATTATTGATGAAGCCCATAATTTTATAAGCAGGATTGTAAATAAACTTACTCGCAAAACATCATTATCAATGAAGCTTTACAACTATTTAATGGATGCTGAAAATTGTAAAATCATTTTATTATCAGGAACACCAATCATTAATTATCCAAATGAAATCGCAATATTGTTTAACATATTGCGTGGAACGCTGCGGACTTATACTTGTAAATTGTTAATTGATAAAAAACCTATAACTATGGAAAAATTAGAATCACTGTTTAGCAAAGAAAATGTGTTAAGCTATATTGACACTATTGACTATAATGCAATAAGTTATGAACTTAGTATTACTCCAAATCCATTTGGTTATATTAAATCTGGCGCAAACAAAAATAAGCTAGTTTATAGCAATGAACTATTAACTAGCGCGCAAATTATAGAAAAAATAACAAGTGCATTAGAAGCACATAATATTAAAATTGCCAATAATAAGATCAATGTTAATGGTTACAAAGCGCTACCTGATAATTTTGATGAGTTTAAATCTCTCTTTATTAACCCAAACAACACTATAAATAATCAAACTATGTTTAAAATGCGAATAATCGGCCTCACATCTTACTTTAGAAGCGCACAAGAGCAACTAATGCCTAGCTACGATCATTCTAACCCCGATGACTTTAAAATCATTAAAGTCGCAATGAGCGATTTTCAATTTGGAATATATGAAGAAGCTCGTGTCCAAGAACGCAAGTTAGAAGAAGCAAATAAGAAGAAAAAATCTAAAAAAGGCAAAACTGGTGCGCAAAACGATGAGCTATATAATGATAGCGCCTCAACATATCGCATATTTTCTCGCGCGTTTTGTAATTTTGTATTTCCTAAACCCGACATCGTCCGTCCTATGCCAAATAGCGAATCAACTGTTGAGTCAGCATTAGACGCAATTGAAGAAGATATTGACAATTCTATTATTGCGAAAAATATATCTGAAGAATTATTAGATGACTTGACTAGTACGGAAAAAATAAATAATATTGATGGAAAATATGACGCAGATGATATTAGAGAATTGGAAAAAGACCAAGCCCAGACAAAATTAAGCGATAGCTCATATGGAAAACGTATTGCCGAAGCACTAAAAGAACTTGAGCGCAATTCAGGCAAATATTTGTCTAAAGTTGGCCTACAAAAACATAGCCCTAAATTTCTACATATTTTAGAAAATATTATTGATGATGACCATAGAGGTATTCATTTGCTTTATTCGCAGTTTAAAACACTTGAAGGCATCGGCATCTTTAAGCTGGTTTTAAAGGAAAACAACTTTGCCGAGTTTAAGTTAAAGAAAAATGAAAAAGGCGAATTTATTTTGGCGGTTGCACCTGAGGATGTTGGAAAGCCGATGTATGCGTGTTATACTGGCTCGGAAACACCAGAAGAGCGCGAAATTATTAAAAATGTGCTAAATAGCACTTGGAAGCTTGTGCCTTCTTCATTGTTAAAATCCATAATGGAAATAGCAAGCGATAATTTTTATGGACAACTAATTAAAGTCTTGATGATTACTTCTTCTGGTGCCGAAGGTATTAGTTTGAAAAATGTTCGCTATGTTCATATTACTGAACCTTATTGGCATCCTGTGCGAACCCATCAAGTAATTGGTCGTGCTCGTCGCATATGTAGTCATAGTGATTTACCTAAAGAACTCCAAACAGTAAAAGTATTTTTATATTTAATGATATTTAGCGAAACACAATTGTCAAGTGATTTGTCAATTGAATTGCGCTTAAAAGATCTTTCCAAAAAAGATAAGAAAAAAGTTATTACTAGCGACGAATATTTATACGAAATATCTAGTATTAAAGAAGAAATTAATGCGTCATTATTAAAGAGCGTAAAAGAATCAGCAATTGACTGTGCTATTCATAGTCGCTCATCCAGCAAAGAGAGCGACCTTAAATGTTTTGTTATTGGTAATCCTCGCGAAGATAAATATGTATATACTCCAAATATTAGTAATCAAGACAAAGATGAGGGTATGAAACTCAACAAGAAAACGGAAGTCGTTAAATTAAATGAACTTACTATAAATGGAGTAGTATATGCGTTTAATAAAGAAACCAAAGACTTATATGATTATGACAGCTACTTAAAGCAAGAACTTTTGCTTTTAGGCAAATTAGTAAAACAAGAAGACGGCACACACAGATTTCAGAAATTATAGTAGACCCAGTTTTTCCATAATCTTTTGCTGATTAGTCATTAATGTTATTAGTTTTTCATCAATAGATAGTAGTAAACTTTGATTGTCCTTTTTTTCTGAAACAGGTTGAATAGTGTGTAAGAGTTCTTCAATTGTTACAATCTTCTTTTTAGAGATTTGCGGGTCTTGAACCGGCTTTTCTGTAAATAATTCTTTTTCAAAATCATTTAAGTTCACCAATTCTATGTTAATTGGCTTTTCTGACATTTCTAACTTTTCTGACTTTTCTAACATTTCTGGCTTCTTAATGTCTTTTAAGCGTTCTTTTTGAATATTTTCTAATAATTTATCTAATTCGCTTGTTTCTAATGTGTCTTCTTTTATTGACTCAAAATTTACTTGTGGAGGCTCTATTTTTGTCATAAACTCATTAAACGATACTTGTTTTTCTTTATATTGTTTTTCAAATGTTTCTAAAGTCGCCGTTTTAAAGTTGGTTTTTGGATTAGTTGAAGTTAATAATAATTGACTAAAGTTAGCAATATCTACTATTATATTTTGTAAAATAACCTTGTTCAATTGTGTAACAAGTGTTTTTATAGTATTTATATTTGTAGTTGACTCTAGCATTTCTAAATTAGAATTCACTACTTTTATAATAGCGTTTTCAAATATAGTTTTTACATTGTTAAATTTAGATTGCGGAATTGTTTCAAATGTTTTATTAGAATATAATATGCTCCATAAAAGCTCTTTGTTTTGGTCTCCTAATAATATGTTTGCCATAATGTATTATAATGTATTATACTATATTATGGCATTAGCTTTAACTTAATTTTATTATTTTTAATTACCATATATAATAAATAAGTACTGTTATTACTACTATTAACATTACATTAATAGTATAAACTATCTTAAATTGTATATTATTTATAATCCTATAATTATAATTTTCTTCTACTGATTCTTGTGCTTGTTGTTGAACTTGTTGAACTTGTTGTACTATTATTGTATGTTCCTTTATTAATGGTTCTCTACACACAATACATGTATTATTTTTAGAAATCCATTTACTATGACATTGTTTATGAATATAATAAACTCCACAATGATTTAGTTGTTTTAAATTTGCTCCTTCTTCTAAGCATAGTATACAACTTTGCATCCTTAATATATTATAAAGTTATTTATTAATAAGTCTTAATAGTTAATTAATAAAGTTATTTTTATATTGTTATATATTATAGTATATACTAATATATGTTATATTATGTTCAAATCTTATTAGCATATATTGTGCCACTTAATAACATACAACCACACGTTCCTTTACATTCACATTTAGACGTCAATTTACATTTAGAAAAATTCAATAATGAATTAAATTTATATCATATTGGAATTAGTTTTAAAAATGAAGACACAATGTTGAGATATGATTACAGACCTTTTTGTGACCCTACTAAATGCGAATATAAAACAAGTTCTACTATTATTAGCTCGCCGACTAATGAAGTAATATTAAATAGCGAATCACGTTTTGTAGACAAACTATATAGATTTTATATTCCTGAAAATGTTCCAAATAAAACCATTTATTGGGGGCAAACAAGTAAAACACTTGAAGAAGTTGTACAATTTGAAAAAACATTACAAAAAAAATACATATTAGGTATTAATGATTGTCGCCATTATGTTAATCGCTTTTCGCGTTGGGCTCTAAATAAACGCACTCCTATTTGGAAATTAGATAAACTATGGAATCACTCAGATTCCTAAAAAGCTTCTTCCAATTTTGCTTGTAGCAAACATACCTAATCCAGAGCCTATTTGTAAATAAAATATATTAGTTTTCTTGGTACAGCAAACTAAATAACCAGATAAAATAATGAAGGCAAAGAAAAACATCCAAAATAAGCGAGTATAAAAATCCATAGTATATATAATAATATATTAATATTAATTAAAATTAATAAATTAATTAGTAATTGTCTGATAGATATATATATATATATATATATATTCTGTCTAACATACAACTAATGGTTCTTTAAGATTTGATGTATTATAATAAACAACTGCCTCCGTAATAATTGAGGTTGAACTTGATGTTGATGTTGTATGATAACCAATATGAGTATTTTTTACACTAATTTTACCATTATTATAATCTTCTGGAAAATAATAGTTTAAATTTTCAATAACCTTACTTGTTCCATAATAAGGATGAATTAATTTCGAATGATTAGTAAAATTATGACCCAATGTAATACATTTTAAACCATTAATAATCATAATATGATGATTTTCTAAGACTAATGTAATCATGCTTGACGATGGATAACTATATGTGCTAAATAATTCACCAGGAAAGCACCATGTTTCTGTTTTTCCATGTAATCCAATTTTAATAGGATGCCATGGCGTAATTAACACACCATTAATATTTGCATAATCTCTATAACCAGATTCAATAAGTGTTTCTACAACACACAGCACTTTTGCCCCAACAATTTTATTGTTTTCATCAATAGATTTAATAATATCAAACTTTTGTACATCTTTTAAAAGCTTAGATGTTCCATCAAACATAGCAATTTTACAATATGAATCAACACATCCACCATGCGGGTCATTGTAAGATGCCATTGAAATAGGTGCTTGTGGTGCTAAATTTAAACTCCTATAAAACATGTTTCCGCTATTTTGTTGAACAACTAATGATGGTTTAGGTGCTTCAAGACTATTGAAAATATCACTTGACTTATCTACGAGTGCTTCAAAGACTTCTCCACCAAACATACAACCTTCATCTTTAAAATTGGGTTTAATTTGTTGATTAAGAGAACGCGAAAGTTGGTCTAAATAAAATTCTCCCCAACGCCTAAAATATTTTGTATCAATTGCCAGTTTAACTTGCCCAATATTTGCGAAGTCTCCTTTAATATTTTTGAGAAGACCATCTACAAAAGGTTGACTATGCGAGCATTTGTTTTCTTCTAATAATTTTACTAAGTCATTATAATTTGCCTCAGTGCTTAGTAAATTGTTAATTCTATTAGAGTTAATCATTTTTCTAATATATTCAACACTTGTAGCCCTGTAAATATGACTATTTAAAGCAGGATTATTTACACAATGAGCAATAGAATCCACATTTACACTATGTACAGATGACGTATAGGATTTTCCTTCAATAGTATATGTATAATAATAATCAAAATCCAACTTATCTTCAAAATTTAACACAATGTTTCGTTCTTGTTGAACTTGAACTGTTCCAATATCATAAATATATTTTTGATTAATTGGGTCATAATTATAAGCAAAATCACCAACTAATAAATTATTAAATGAAGCACTATTAGTTTGTTTAGGAGTAATATGAAGTTGTAAATTCATAACTACACTACACAAGATTGTTGCAATAAAATTACAAAACACAGTAGCAATCATATTACCATCTGGAATGTGTGCGTTTCCACCATTAGAATATTTGGCAATATCATATAATAAAGTTGTTTGTAAATTGTATCCAAAACCAAATGTGTAAATTGGAGTTGTAAAATTCTTATTTTTTCTTAATCGCTTCAGTGTTTCAACCTCTCCTTGTGCCGGTGAAACATTAGGAATTCCATCTGTAAGCATTAAAATAGCACTGTTTCTTGTTTTATCATCACGACCATCTAAAATTTGTAATGCTTTCTCAAGTGCCCCCCAAATATTTGTTTGACCTCCTGGTCTAATGGAATTAATAGAAGTCATAATTTGAACTTTATTTGTTTCAGTAGCGTACATAAGAGGAGTGACAATATCAATAATATTATCAAATTTAATAATACATATGCGGGAATGCGAATCTAATGTTTGAACGACTGTTTTTGCCGAATGATTAACAATATCTTGGATTGATAGTCCATTTTCCATATTTTGACCATTTCGGTCTTTTGCTTCGACTTGTGAATGCATTGAACCAGAACGGTCAATAATTAGCACAATATCTTGTGAAAGATGACCGGTACTTAAATCTTTAGGAAAACTATCATTATTTACATTAAATGTTAAAAGTAGTTTATTATTGTTTTTACTGATAGTATGGTCTAAAATAATAGGTTTACTTGATGGGTCTTCATTTGATTGACTTGTTACACTTGATTGACTTGTTACACTTGATTGACTTGTTACACTTGATTGACTTGTTACACTTGATTGACTTGTCAATGTTTGATGGTATTTATCACATAAATATCTAAGCGCCACATTTACTTTTAAATCGGTAAATCTCATAGGCGCGCGTGTAATCGGTGATTCTTGTTTAATAGTCAATGCGCTAATAATAGCACTACGCTCATATGTAATTCCATCATTGCCTTGAACGGGATCTGTCATAACACAGCAAGTAATAGGGCAAGTAATAGCTTGAATAATAGTATCATTATTAAAGTGTTCCATGTTTGAATTGATTGATTGATTAATTGATTGTTAAATGATTTTAGAAAAAAACTTATTTCAATTTTTTTTGTAACATAATAAATATATATATATATATATATATATATACTATAAATGCGGAAAACCAAAAATAATAGAAAAAAATGTATAAACTATTTAGGGAAGTCTAAAAGAAGAGGACGAGGAATCGGCTGTTCTAAACCTGCGCAAAAATCTAAATCGCGTAGTAAGTCTAAATCCGCTAAATCTAGACGTTCTAAAACACCAGAAACAGGAGCTAGACACATAGATATATATGAAGATAATATAATTGCGGCAAAAACTAAACATAAAAGACTAATTGAGCAACTTGATAAGCGAATTTTAACAGACAAAGAGAAATATAAACTGCGTTTAGACAACGCATTAGAGCTAAATAATACGCTACACGAGCTACAAAGAGCAGAAATGTTGCGATTAGAGAAACTGGGACTTGATGGTCCAGCGCGCGGTACACGTAGCCAAACGCATAGTCCAGATTCTACAGTAGTAAGGCATCCATACCTTGCCAATGTAATAAAAGATAAAAAATATACAGAAACTGCTATTAAATGGAATAAAGCTGCATTAAAACGATTTAATGATGGAACAGACGAAGATTACAAGGAACTTCTCAGAAACAAACCAGGATGGGATAATGAACGATTGGCACCCGATATGTTAGCCGCGTAAATTTTTTTTAGTTTGTAGTTTGTAGTTTTTAGTTTGTAGTTTGTAGTTTGTAGTTTGTAGTCTGTAGTTTGTAGTTTGTAGTTTGTAGTTTGTAGTTTGTAGTTTGTAGTTTGTAGTTTTTAATATTTAGAATTTTTTATTTAAAAATTGATTTATTATTGCACTAGCTTTGTTTATAGTATAATAATATGGACTTCTCAAAATTTACTAAATCAGAGCTTCTAATAAAATGTGAAGAACTTGGAATTAAAAAATCTAAATCTAAAAGCAAAGATGATTTAGTTAAATTACTTGACAGTTTGTCTAATAAAAATGGCGAAGCCTCTGTTAGCATTGGCGAAGCCTCTGTTAGCATTGGCGAAGCCTCTGTTAGCATTGGCGAAGCCTCTGTTAGCATTGGCGAAGCCTCTGTTAGTACTACAATAATAAATAATGCTAGCATTATTCCTAGCATAACTATAAAAAATATGTGCGGACTAGAATACTTAAAAACATTAGCTCCCAATTCTATTGATTTAATATTAACAGACCCACCATATATTATATCTAAAACAAGTGGTCTAGATAAGCATTATAATAATGTTAAATATAATGAAGAAAATAATATTAATGAAGTTAAGACAGAAGAACAATGGACTAACTATAAAGAGCAAAACGCTATAGAAGATGATTCACAAAAAAACAATTATATAAAATATGGCTCGCTATATGGAAAAAAATATTGTGTAAAAACTGACTATGGAGATTGGGATAGTGATTTTACTTTGACTATTTTAGAAAAGTTTATTGAGCATTATTATAAAGTATTAAAAAAAGGAGGCACATTAATAATTTTCTTTGACTTATGGAAAATTACAAACCTAAAAGATTTACTAGAAAAATATAATTTTAAACAAATTAGATTTATTGAATGGATTAAAACTAATCCACAACCAAGAAATAGTAAAGTAAATTATTTAACAAATTGTAGAGAGATTGCCCTATTAGGTGTTAAAGATGGCTGTCCTACATTTAATAGTAATTATGACAACGGAATATATTATTATCCATTACAAGGCGGAAAAAATAGGTTTCATCCTACACAAAAAAGTTTGGCACTATTTGAAGAACTCATAAAAAAACATTCTAAAGAAGGCGATACAGTTTTAGATACATTTTTGGGGTCAGGAACTACAGCACTAGCATCAAAAAATACTAAACGCAACTTTAAAGGATGCGAAATTAGTAAAGCATATTATGATAAAATAGAATCACTTTTATAATTATAATCATTATAATATAATTTACTTACAAATTGTTAATAATAAAATGCTCTTCAAACAGTGTAAGCAATTTTTCAAAACACCAGCGAAATTTAATACAATCACGTTTATTATGAACTTGAAATTCACCAATAGTTATTCCATCTATGCTAATAGATGAACTTTCATTCCATAATTTATTTTTTATATTATGACTGAATTTAATAGCATAATTTGACCAATTTATATGCTGTTTTAATACTATAAATGCCAATAAATTTTTATGTTTATTATAATAGAGTATAGGACAGTCAAAAGTATGTGCACTATAGACTTGCAATAAATTAGCAATATTATTTATAATATAACTTTTTATTTGCTCTAAACTAGTAATTTGATCTAGTGTGAAAAATTCACAAAACTTTTTGCGAGAGGGTTGTCCTAGTACTTGCGGACAAACTTTACCATCTTTTTTGGTTGTTTTAGCACTTAAATGGATTAATGGATTGTCTATACATTCAAAATCATATTTATTTCCACGACTAGCACAATGTTTAATAGCATACGGAAACACATTTTTAAGATTGTTAAGTCTATTTTTGAGAGAATGGGCTTGCTCTAAACTATATTTGTAATTTCCATCATATGGTGTATCATAATATAAACAAATAGCCATCTCAAATATTTTACCTAAATCTTCAGTAAGCACTTTTTTGGTTGTTGTAGCTATTGTTGTAGTCATAATTGATTATATAAGTTAATAGTATTATTATAGTACTATTTATACTATATTCAATTTTAATTATACATAGTATTGTATTATTTAAAAATTGATTTTACGGATTATTCATAAAATAAGCGTTACTTATAAGATTATTTAATAAATCCCTTATTTTATGAGTATTATTTTTCATTAATCTAGTTAATAATAAGTAGTCCTGCCATGTTATAATATCGTGTTCTCTTAACTTTTGTAAATAAAACATTATAAATTTACTTGATACTCTTAAATGATTAGAAAATAATTGCGTATATGCATCTTTTTTGTCATTATATAAGCTATAAATATGAATAGTATTGCCGCTTCCGCAACCACCGAATATGACGCCATTATCGTATTCATAATATCTACTGTATTCATGATTTTCTAGATATATTATATTAGGTAACTTATCATCAGTATTATTAATATTTATTAAATATTTATCAATATTAATAGGGTTTAATATAGTATTATTAACTAAATTATAATATGTAGCGTTAATATATTTAGGGGGCATAGTTATTATATACTATAAGGTATTAACTTTATATTAAAATAATATAAAAAAAATTTAACTCAATAATTTGTAATATATAAAAATGCATTGATATATTTCATACTTTAATTATGCTTTGCTATACTATTCAAACTAATTTAAAAAGCTATTTCAATTTTAATTATGCAGACCATTTTAATGTAAAAAATTGACGAAACTTATTACCTAATTAGAGATTGCGAAAGGATTAGGATTCTGTTCCTTTTCGTCCTCCAAGTTAATCATATTCAATAGTTCATTTCTTTGTATATCATATTTTTTCTCAGCTTCATTACGAATCATAGTGTTTCGTATATCTCTAAGAAGATAAATAGTGCTTCCCATAGGACAACACAACCAACCCATGACGCATCTAAAATTAATAATTTTACGCTTGGGGATTTTGTTCGTTGGCTCCATTACTGCTTTGCTCTTGCTATAAAGGTGATTACCCATAAACTAATTCAATTTTATTTATACAGACCATTTTTATTTAAAAATTGATTTATTATTATACTAGCTTTGTTTATAGTATAATAATGATTAGTATATTACCTTTAAAATCTAGAACTATCCCTGTTCGCAGAGAGAAAAAATTAAAAGCAGGTATAAAAGTATCTTTTACTTATTATAATAATTTTGAGGAACATATAATAGATAAGCTAAATCCGAGTTTAGAAGAGGAAAAAAGTATGTATGAAGAAGCAAAAAATTTATGTTATAAATTCAATGAAATAATAGAAATTGCCTCAAATAATATTACACCCTATATAGAAAAATATTTTAGAATAGTTGAAAAAAAAGTTGATTATGATTTTATTGAACTTCCTATTCCACCATATATTCTGGGTATATGGTTAGGAGATGGACATAGTGCAACATTAGGACTTACAAATATAGATAAATGTATTATAGAGGAATGGTGTAATTATGCCAAGAAAAATAATTTATATATTAGAAAATCAGGTGAAAAAGAAAGAAAAACCGACATAAAAGACTATGAGACAGAGTATGTTACTTCATATCATATTACATCAACAACCGATTGTAAAATAAAAAATACTATATTAGATGAATTTAAAAAATTAAATTTAATTAATAATAAACATATACCAGAAATTTATTTGAAAAATTCACAAGAAAATAGATTAGAATTATTAGCAGGACTTATAGATACTGACGGAAGCATTGCTAGGCAAGCGTATGAAATAACTCAGAAAAATAAAAATTTAGCAGAACATATTGTTATTCTTGCTAAAAGTTTGGGATTTTCAACATTAATGAAAACAAGCATTAAACATTGTACTAATTCTTTAAATAAAGAACATAAAGGTACTTATTATCGAATTCGTATTTCATTAAATCAAATTACACCTATTATTCCAGTTAAATGTGAAAGAAAAAAGCAACCTGAAAATTTCAAATATACAGTTAATTATAAAATTAAAAGTGTAGATAATGCTTTAAATACACCAAGAATTATATGGACAGAAGAATTAAAAAGAGAGTTAATGAAAACGGTATTGTCTTTTCAAAAAATAGAACCAAACCAGCAAATACCTTGGACTAGATTACATGAATTTAATGATAAATTACCAAAAAATAAAGGAGATGCACTAAGAGCACAATATAGAATAATAAAAACAGATACTAAATATTTAACTTTGGATACTATAATCTTTAATCCAGTAGAAATAGAATGGATGAATAATTATAATGATATAAAAAATATATGGACTAATGAACAATCCGATAAAACTTTATCTGATAGTTTACGGAATTGGTATTATAAACAAATAAAATATGAAAAAGATGAAAATTTTTATTGTACAAAATCAAAATTTGTGGAAGAATTAAAATCACTTCAATCTAAAAGTATTCGTTCTCAAATTCTACCTATTCTTGAAAATATTAGAAATGATATTAAAAATAGGATTGAAAATAAACATGGTATAATATTATTAAAAAATGAAAAATTATATATTCCTTCGCATTGTGAATATAATAATGTTAAAATAGGTCATATTATTACTACGTTAAAAAGTTTATTACAATCTGATAGTAAAAAAATTGTATTTGATATTTATGAAAACAAAAAGGATATAGAAAATGCTTTTAATAGTACTTTGGATGATAGTCATTTAAATAAAGCCGAATGTAGAAAAAATATGATTATTCAATTAGATGAAAAAAAAATTATTATTAAGGAACACAAATCTTGTGAAAGTGCTGCAGAATATTTAGTTTTAAATAAAGAGATTAAAAGTATAGAAAGTGGAAAAAGATTAATTTCAAGTGCGTGTAAATCAAATAATATATGTTATAAATATTACTGGTCTAATTGGTTAGAATATTATACATATATTTAAACATAAATGCTTAAATTATTATGAAAAAAATTGATTTATTATTATACTAGCTTCATAGTTAGTATAATAATAAGCATAATGCCTTTCACAAAAGCAAAGAATTTTCTATATAGTAGAACACTCTTCAATATGTTATTTTTAAATGAAGTGGGTCCGCTTGGACGATGGAGTCAAGAACGATGTGCTATTAAAATTAATAAGAAAATAGATTTGGCAAATGAAGACAATTGTGGTCCTTGTGGTGAATATATATTAACTAAGTTAGAAAGTGTTAGTAAAAGTGTAAAAAAGACTAATAGTCCATATTTAATGGCCGAACACGAAGAACTTGAACTAATTAAAACCATTGATAAATATTAGGCACTAGAGAGAGAAGCTAGTCTTTTATGTCATATAGTTCATGGTTTGCCTGATTAAAATAGATTGTCCTATATTTTTTCATTGTAGCGTCTTTAATTCGTTTTGTTTTAAAATAATTGTATGTTTTATTTTCTTTTAACAATTCTATTATAAAATAGAGCGCATACATACCACATTGGCCATCATTATATTGATGAGTAAATCCTTCATTATCATCTACTTTTAATATTATATTTTCATGTTGTGCTTGTTGTTCTACTCTATTAATTAATACTTTTATTTGCTTTGGCATTTTTGTTCCATTACTATCAAAATAAAATATAAACTTTTTATCTAAATCAATAAATAGCGCAATCCAATGTTTTCCGGGCTTATCGTGTGTATCAGTATTAAAAATGATTCCTATTTTGGTTATCTTTTTTTGAATATATTCTTTTAAATTAAAATTACATAATTGTTCCCACACACATGTTGAAAATACTTCTTTAGTATCAAAGTCTATTGGACTAGGGCCAATAAACTTAAAATTGGCATGTGATTTTTCATATTGGTTCATTATTTTTGTTATATCAACACTAGAAAGCCACGTAGATGGATTTGTTATCCAAGTTTTTGGTGAAAACGGTTTAAATATTTCTTTTATTAATAATTCGCTGTTGTTAATAGAAGACAACTTGCTTTTTTTAAGCCAACACAGTTCATCATAACACTCTTTGCTTAGCTTGTTTTTGAAAAATTGCCATATTTCTTTACTGTTATTTGTATTAATCTTTTCATCGCTATTGTTATTCCATAGCTCTTTGAATGTTTGTAAATTAGTGCGGGAATAGCAAGTATAATCTTTAAGTTCTGGATCACTATTATTAGTTTGTGGAGCGCATTTTAATCTTTTAAATTTTTGTTCTTTATGTTTTCTTAGACTTTTGATGCGTTTGCTTAAGTTACGGCGTGACTGCCTATTTTTTCTCCCTTTACTAAATGACAATTTGTTATATAAATTATTTTTAAAAGTCATAATACTATATAATAAGTATATAAAAAGTATATTATAAAGTTATTAATTAATTTATTCCCATTTTTGTGGGAGAATTTTCTTATATAGACTAGCATTTGACTTTTTAGTAACCATTAAATCTATATTAGTTAATTTTTTTGAATTTGAACTAGTAGAAGACATTAATTTTAATGTTTCATTTACTATATTAAAGTCATTGCTATTTAATGTATCTTCTTCTTGTTTTGTTGTTTTATAATTATTTGAATAGTCTTTAAGGTCTTCGCATATTAAATTTTGAATTTTTGTTTCTTTGAAATGTTGTATTAAATTTAATACATATAGCAAATAATATAGTTTGTGTTTTTCTTGACCTTCTTTATAGCCATTATTTTCTAATAGTTCCTTTAAGTTACTATTGTTTGTAGCTAATATTTGTTCTTTAAAGCTATTTATATTTTCATCTAAATTATTATATATTGATTTTAGTAAATAATTGTTATTTAGTAAATTATCTATTTTATTTGGCTTAAAGAACCGATGCTGATTTGTTAAATATAATAAATCTATATTGTTTACAGACTCACTCTCTCTTACATTTTCTTTTTCTTTAGTTTGAAGAGGTTTCTCTATACTAGGCACGCTACTAGGCACGCTACTAGGCGATTGACTAATTTCTAAATCTAATGTTACACTATTTTGCGCTTTTGATTTTAGTTTTTTTTTCTTAGCTTTTTTTTCTTCTTTAAGTTCGCTTGTTTCTTTTGTTTCTTTTGTTTCTATATTCTCTCTTAAATTAGAAAACATAGTTGTATATTATAATTTTTATTTTAAATCTTTTAATTGAACTCGTGTTGAGTTATAAAATAATTCATGTCCAATTGAATTTGATAAACTAGGATTAAAATCATTAAATCTAGTTTCTTGAAACAATAAACTAGCTTCTAAATTAACATTTTGTGGCAACTCTTCTATTTTAGTTTCATATAAATCACTTGTGCTGTCTGGAATATAACGCGACTGGTCTGCCTTTTGTAAGGCAAAAAATTGGTTGCGTAATGTTGACTCTTTATCTACATTTGAAGCAAATCCGCAAAAATGTGGCTTTCGTGTGCCTGGAAAAAAGATAGCACTTACATCAAACACATTATAATTTGCGACTTGTTCCACTGATTTTAGTACATTATTAATTGTAGGCATTAATGTATATTTAGTATTTACTGGTCTAAATGGAAAGTTCATTGTTAAATTGCTTGATGGAAAGTTTCTGGCAAATAATTCATTATTTATTGAATTGTTTTTATCATAATTATTAAATGTTATATTATAAAAATTATTAGGATCAATCATTATATATAATAAGAACTATAAAATTATTGTTAAATATTATTTATGTTTAATAATATTTAATAAAAAAAATAGGGCTAAGTTTTAACGACTAATAAGTTTTTATGGTTTTAACAGTTTTAACGCTTAGCAAAATTATAATTATTTAAATAATACTTTTTATGTGTTCTTTCGTGTGCGTTAAATAATAATTGCGCCTTATTTTCATTCATTTTATTACGCTGGTGTTCGTAATAACTTTTATTTAAATGCATCATTTTTCTCTTTTCTAATGTTTTTAAATAATTTACATCAAACATATGTTTCATAATATTGTTATTATTGTGCGTTAATAGAGACAATAACATAAGAGCTGAACTAGCCATATTTTTCTATAACATAAAATAATAGTATGTATAACTAATTCAATTTTTTTATATAATTTAGCGTCTTGATTTAGCGTCTTGATTGAACAATATAATAAAGATGGCTATTAGATTCTGGTATTGCCTCTTCTTGTAATCGTGTTAAACATGTTTCTAAACAATCTAATGTGTTTTGACTAAAAGTATGAATTTGAGAATCCAAATGTCTAAAAAAATCATTACGAATATTTTTATGTTTTATCATTTTAGCTACTAAATTTTCATAACTAGTCCAATCATCGGCATTACAATAATTTACTAATGACTGTCTATTGTCACTTCCACTAGGATGTTTTGATTTGCTATAGCTTCTTCCTCGGGCGCGTCTTGTAATTATTCTTTTTCTTCTAAATGATTTGCGTTTTACCATATACTATATACTATATTATAAAGTATAAAGTATATTATTATTCAGCTTGTTAAAACAATATCAGATGTTTTATCGTTATTAAACCATATCATTTTTATAGAAGCAATATGTGTACTAATAATATCATATGATACACTTAGCGCATATAAACTCATTAATTTATAATAGTCTTGATTTTGAATCCAATTTATTACTTCATAATATATATTATAGTTATGTGATATAATTGTAATGTATGGTATAAAATATTGAATGGTTCTAGAACCCACACTTTCAAGTTGAGTCCAATGAAGTTGTTTTCCAAACAACTCGTAATTATAATTGTCTAAAATATATTCGTCCATAGTTTCATAAGACTTAATGTCAAAATTATATAGATCTAAATATTTTATAATATTGGCTTCATCCATAACAATAGCTTTAATAGCATTATCCATAGCAGTTAGTGTTTCTTCTTTAAGCATATTATAGTGTAAGTTTGTGTTTGTTTGTTTATGTATATGTTTATATTGCGTTTGAATAATTCAATTTTATATTTATGTTACTTATGTTATTTATGTTATTGATAATAAAAGCCATTATAATCCTGTTTTTTATGTTTTGTTAGTTCTTTGTTTATTTCAACAATACATTCACTTGTCGATGTTACATATATATCAGGTATAAAAGCATGTATAAATGCTTTAAAACAAGATAATAATAATATAAAAGCATAATGTAATGAAACAAACATATGTTCAAAATAACCCATTTTCATTTCCTCTAAATGAGTAGAATTAAAAAACATTTACTATAACATAGCAAAACAAATTAACTTTAAACTTTTAAACTTTTTATTTAAACTATTTGTTTAAATAATTGTTATATATATGATATAATGTATAGCTTGAATATAATAATATAATTAAACTAGCTATTAACTTTCGAGATACATGATAAGGCCAATATGGTAATAAATATGTTATTGCTAATGCTAATAAACCAAAATAATATATAATATTATTGTATTCAAAGTATTTTGTAACATTTAATAATGGATAAAAACCAACTAAATGTATAAATATATTAATAATAAAAATAAACACTAACTTTTCCTGTATGATTTTATAATAACTATCAATTAATCCAACTATTCCAATTAATAAGAAAATTAAACTTACATATTTAATATAAGAATTATAATAAAATATTAACACTAATACGCTAGGAAGTAAAACCCAACATAGTTCTCCACGAATTATTTTATAATGATAATAATATATATTGTTGTTTTTGAATGTTATTTTCATTTAATATTATATATAACTAAATATAACTAAATATTACTAATTTTATAATTATGAAAAATATTAATATTTAGTTATATATAATGACATCTAAAGTTGTAGGCGAAGGCACATTTGGGTGCGTATTAAAACCCCCGCTTTTGTGTGATGACGCTGGCGTTGGTGTATTAACTAAAAAAGACTATAACAATAAAATATCTAAAATAATGTATAAATCTGACGCAATCAATGAAGAAAGCGAATATAGTTCAATAAATAATATAGTTGGCTTAGAAAAATATGCTATTGTTGGTCCTCATTTATGTAAGCCTTTAATGGATAATCGATTTAATAATAGTGTTAAAAATTGTAAAACAAAACTTGTTAAAGCCACATTTGCTAACAACAAAAATGACTTGTTAATGTTGCTATTAGAAGATGGAGGCATTAATATACTTGACTACATTAAAGAAGTATATCCATTAGAAACATTAAATGCTAAAAAAGTATTTTTAACCTCGTTGCTAGGGTTATTTGATGGATTGCTATTTTTTCAAGCTAATAAAATAATTCATAGAGATATAAAAATGCAAAATATGGTATATAATGTTAATAATGGAAAAGCAAAATATATAGATTTTGGACAAATGACAAACTTCAAAAATTTTATTAAAAAATGTAATAATAATACTGAAACATTAGGTGTAAGTCATAGTTATTATGCTTCTGAAAATAGTTGTTCTAATAAAGCGGCGTTTAATTCTAATAGACCTAAATGTATGGCTATAAAAGACCATTTTAAGACACATAGTGAATTTACTAGTTATGTGTCAAAATCATTTGACATATATTGTTTATCATTGGCATTATCTAAATTGGCTGATTATTTGCGTTTTAAAAAGCCAGATAAGTTATTTTTTACTAAAATCTATAAAAAACCTGGAACCATTAACCCCGACTTTTTTAAGGAATTTGGAATATTATTGTATTATTATTATCATAATGATTTTAAAAAACGAAATATTAATATTGTGGAACTTAAAGAAAACTACACAAGTTTACTAAAAAAATATAACTATTATTCAAAGACAAGTGAAGAACCGTCTGTTGAAGTTAAAGAAGTTATTGAAAAAATTAAGAAAAAAGAAATTAAAGTCGACCTTGCGAAAGTTTGCCCCCCTGCTAAACCAGTATTAAACTCTGCTACAAACAGATGTGTTGCCGAATGTAAGCCTGGATTTATTAGAAACAAAAGCTTTAGATGCGTTAAAATGAATTTACGCGGCACTCAAAAGAAACAAAGCTCGGGCTCTTCAATTATTAAACGCAGATTATGCGAATCAAAAAATAAAGATTATAATCATATTACAAAACGTTGTAATGCTAAATGTCCTAAAAATAAAACGCGTAATGCGCAATTTAAATGTGTTTAAATTGAAAAATAGTTATTAAAATATATTAAAATATATTAAAATATATAAAAACATATTAAAACATAAAATATATGTTTTATTTAAGAAGGCTATGAATATTCAATTGCTACAGCAAGCTCTTGAAAATGATGATAATTTAAATATTATTAATACAAATATTCAAGATATTAAAAATAAAAAAAATGAAATATTACAAGAACTTGGACTGAAGAGAGATGACTTGAAAAGTTTTCATAAAAAATTAAATGGCTATATGTATATAGACAATATAAGCGATTTAAAATATGGGCGAAACATACGATGGATTAATTTGAAACGCTTGGATCCAATAAAAATAACAAACGGTTCCGTTTTATGTGATATAAAAATTGGTGCTAAAGGTATAGTATTAGTGTTAAAGGGTTTTAATGCTAGCTATATTACATTATATTTTAATGAAAATATACTATTTCAGAAAATTAATGATGAGGAAAAAATGATTCTAAAAGCTGTTGAATACTTGGAAAAAAGTGGTTGACTGGTTGTCTTATTGACTACTTACTAAAAAATTGATTTGCTTAGTTTTATTTTTATAGTATATAAAATTATATAGTATAAAAACTAATTGCTTAAACTAAACGTAAATCTAAGACTAAGACTAAGACTAAGTCTAAGCAAAAATAATGACTATAACTTTTTGCGACTTAAATGATGATGTTATTCGTGTTATTATAAGTCATGTAAAACATTATAGTTATCTTGCGTTACTTAAGAGAACGTGTTTAGCTAACTATAATAGCATTTCTAAGTTTTCAATTGCCAAACTTATGTTGTCTAGTAGACTAGGTCAATTTTCACAGCAAATATATTGTGTAAATATTAATTGTTGTGAAGATAGTAAGGAAGTATTTTATAAACATTATCGTAATGGTGATTTTTGTTATGAACATATTAGGCAATTTGCCTTACAAAAAACAATAGCCTTAATTAATGAAAAAAAATATTGTATTAATACACATTATTGTAGTGAATGCTTGAAAAAGTTTGTTTTAGTTGGAGATTTGAGAAATGTTAAGCACAACTATGACTATATAGATGAGGTAAATATAACTTATGCTAGATGTAAGTATATATTTGTGTAAGGTGTGAAAAAAAATTGATTGTTTTTTTCTCTCTTAACAAACTAATTATAATAGTGAATTATGGAAGTCTATACTTGTGTCTTTGAAAGCCCAGTTAGTGCTACTAACTATTATGAAACTATTAGCATTAATTCTGTTATTATGTGTTTCCTTATTATTTATAGCACAGCTTTAAGTATTGTGCTAAGTGTAAAACAACTTATTCAAGTTATTAAGGAAGAAGAAGTCATTAAGGAAGTCATCGATAGAGTTGAAGTTCAAACGCAAACAAACGAAGAAAATTATAAAAAGGAAGAAGAAAAGAAAGATGATGAAGAAGAATTGTTGCTTGCCAATTATAATGCTAAAGAAAGAGCATTAGCATTACAAGCAGCATATACCGAACAACTTCAAGTTCTTCTTGAAAAGAAACTTACACTATGTAAAAAAGTTCAATCTTATTATAATAATGGACGACTTACAACAGTAGAACCCCACAAACAGACATCAGAACAGTGTTTATTATCCATCATTCAAGAGCAAGTATTACAATCATTTACTAGAGATATTGAAACAATAAATAAAGAAATAATAATTATGGCAAAAAAAGCGGGGTTATTTGGAGGAAATAGTGATTTACTATTAAAAGAGTTAGATAAGTCACCAAATAATACACTCGTTTCTGATTATAAATATATATTTTCAATTATGTGAATATAAGAAGTTCTCTTTATTATAAAAAAATAACTAAGCAATTGTTGTTATACTTTTTAAAAATTGATTTCTTTTTTCAGCATTTATTTATAGCCTCGGTCAAAGCAAAGAGCAAAACAGCAAAAGCAATCAAATCAAACAGCAAAAGCAACTATGTATAGCGACCACGTTTCATTTTCGGTCGCACAAGAGAGATTGCTGGAGTTTTTTGAGAAGTTTGTTCCGACCAAGCGTTCATATTGTATTAATCCTGACTGTGTTAGGGACACGGAAGCAGCAGTGCTATATATATGGGAGGCTCACTCGTTGGCGTATGAGCATACTGACAGGCAACCAGCGTTGAACATTACAACTGCACGGGTAAATGGAAAGCCACATTGGATTAGGTCTCATTATTGTTGCGAGTGCTTCAAGAAACATGTTTTGGTGGGTGAAAACAAGAATGCGTCGCAGCACTATGGAAACTATTGTGATGGAGTTCAAGAGGTAGAGGTCTACTTTCACAATGAACCTTGGCCTTCTACATGGTACAATTGTGTTACTGGTGAAGATCATGTGCTAACCGAAGAACAGGAATACATGCTCAGTAATTGAATGATGCTTCTTGAATGAACAAAGAAAAGATCTTGCTTTTTGATGTTTTGTTGTTTTTTTTTATATTTTTTGTAAAAATAATATAAAAACTTAATATATAGTATGAGTTATGTAAGAAAAGTTTCACCTTATTCAACTACTCAGGGCGATGAGGGAACATGTTGGGCACATGCAATGTCAAGATTAATATCAAGGTTAATAAAAATACATTTTAGTGGACTACAAGATTTGAATAGTAAATTTAATGATCCAATTTGGTTTTATGAAGGTGAATTATTAGATGAGTATTATGATACTATTAATTGCAGTACTGAGCATACAATTTTTCATTGTATTGCTGAAGCGCAAGATGTTTATAAACGAAAAGAACAATCATTTAGTATGCATAAACCATTGAAGAAAGTGATAAATTGGGAGTCTGAGAATTTATCTGCATTGTTATTTCATTTTATTTTTAATAGCATAAAAAATAAATATTGTCATCTACTATATAAACCACAAAGAGGATTGGCTGGACCAATATTTAATTTTTTTAAATTAATACGAAGGAGTATATCAGAAGAAAAAATAAAAGTTTTATTAAAATATAATGATTATCAAGATATTCAGCCACCAACACCACCTTCATCACCGTCGTCACCTGAAGAGGAATTATATAGGGACTACAATGACTACGCCTCTAGCAAAGCATATAGGGACATGGTTGCTGGGGCTAAAGGTGGTGGATTAATAAAACCAACATATCAGCAAGTTCAAGAAAATAAAGTTAACTTTTCAACACTTATTACCAAATTAGCACATATATTTAAACTCCTTAGAATAGCATTAAGGAAAAATACTTTAAAAATTAATTTGTTTATGTCAATGGATCTTAATTCTTTTGTTCATCTTAACCCTAAAAGTGGATTCCCATATAATCATCCAACATTTAACACAGAATCAGCTAGTCACGCAATCTTTTTGCCAAGTAAACAGAGCAATTTCTTTTTCGGAAAACCAATGTGGTTAAAAACAATTATACAAGTTCTTGGGCGCGGGTTGTATGTATTACTTGATATATATCAACATACTATTTTAATAACTGGTATTGAAAATGAATTTTTGATTGTAAAAAATTCATGGGGTTCAAATAGAAATTGGATTTTACCAGATGATGTCAATTTTATAGTAGACAATAAACTTAGTATAGCTACTTTAATAGAGCACTCAAAGTTAGTTAAATTTGCAGTAGAATTAGTATATATAGATTTTGAAATTATACAAACTAGAATTCTTACAAAAAAGAAACATTCCAATAAATCTATTATTCATAATTTACAGAAAACAGCAAAAAGTTGGTTCCCACATTTTGGAATGGGTAAAAAAGCAACTCTTAAAAAGTTAAAACACAAATATAACAAATTAATAAAAAATGGCAAGACCATTAAAAATGTTATAAAAAAAAATTAGTATGAAGAGAGAAATTTATAGATGTTGTTATACATTATAAAAATTGATTTCTTTTTTTTGGTATTTATTTATAGTCTAGACAAACAAGCGAAAAGCGACAAGCATCAAGCGACAAGCACCAAGCGACAAACAACAACAAACGATTATGTGCGAAGCTTGTGCTCCAAGCATTTGCAACTTGCCAAGCGAGCTCATAGCACTCATTGTTGACCGTCTTGGAAACAAAGACTATCTTGTAAGCTTCAAAGAGACGTGTGTGTTGTTTAGTAAATCTGTGAGCCAATTTTACATTGCTGGACAAATGGTTTCTGTAAAGTATGGAGTGTTTACTGAACGCTATGTTGACAAGCGTTTTGAATTCCAGCATGTGATGGGTGACTGTGCGAACGCAAACTGCTACTACGATACTGAAGCAGTGTGCGAATATGTATGGAATTATGGTTACCGGCAGTACTATCATCGTATTCAAAAGCCCATGCAGTCAACGACCATGTTTGTCAATGGAAAAGAGTATCCGGTCAAGCATCATTATTGTGCTGAGTGCTTTGTGAAGTATGTTTTAGTTGGATCAAATCCAAATGCGTCACGACACTACGGTGATCATTGTAGTGACGGCGACAAGCAAGTTAATGTGACCTTTAACGCGGAACCGACACCTTCAACATGGATACATTACCAAACAGGAACTAAGGAACCATTGACCAAGTGGCAAGTAAATGCTCTCAATGGTAAGTTTGATTAGTCTTTGTTTAACTTGTGTT